CTTCTTGGGCGGTTGTTTGTGTTGCGTGTGTCATTTTGCTTCCTTAAAGACCCTGTGCGAAATTGCTGGGGCATGAATGTATTGTTAAGCTAACTAAACAATAATTGTATAGGTGTTTTCCCTAATCTATTTAAATTGTTAATCTAGCTTTACAATACCCGCATGACCAAACAGCAATTAACCCAGTTGGCAGGATCACAGAGTGAGCTTGCAAAATTACTTAATGTGAGCCGTTCAGCGGTTTGCCAGTGGAAAGCTGTGCCAGAACTGAGATTGCGCCAGTTGAAAGATTTGCGACCACAGTGGTTTGTGGTGTAAGATTTGCTGAAACGTGGCTAGGGTAGCTCCCGAAAAGACGATTCTTCACCGTCCTGCCAATGTTTCTCATGTGAAGATGACCGATGAAGTAAGGTTGTTATGCACTTTTATCAATTCCATATTGGCGACTACAAATCGCACACCCACCATTTAAATTTGCTTGAGGACTTGGCTTTTCGCCGGTTGCTTGATTACTACTACTTGCATGAAATACCGATAAAACAGCGGGACATCGCTCGCCAGATTGGTATGCGGGACAACGAACAGGAAGTTTTGAGTGTGCTTAACGAGTTCTTTGTTTCTACCGAAATGGGTTTTATAAATCCTCGTGCTGACGCGGAAATTGTCAAATACCGCAAGTTTTCAGACGATGGTAAAAAGGGGGCGGCAAAGCGGTGGCATAAGGATAGCAATGGGGAGGCTAATAGCCCCCCTAATGCCACCCCAATAGCAACCAATAACCAAGAACCAATAACCAATAACCAATTAAAACCATATATATGTCCACCTGACGGTGAACCTAATCCAGCAAAAAAATTACCTGGCTGTGACCACAAGGCAGTCATTGAGCTTTACCACCAGAATCTGCCAACAATGCGTAGGGTAGAGGTTTGGAACGAAACAAGGGCTGGTTATCTGCGACAACGATGGCGGGAGGTAGCGGCAGAGCTGGCGCAAGCAAACGACATTGATGCCAATGATGTGCTTAACTGGTGGGGACAGTTTTTCCAATCTGTCAGCAAATCCAGATTCTTGACTGGCAGGGTCAACGGCAAGGATGGTCGGGCTTTTGTTGCCGACTTGGAATGGATACTGAAACCAAGCAATTTTGCAAAAATCGTAGAGGGAAAATATCATGGCAATAACTAAATTTACCCAGCAAAAAGATGATTCTTTTGATGACACGCTGCGTTTAATGTGTTCAGTACACGGCTGCCCAAACCGCTGGTCAGTCCATTCTGATGGCGAAAAACCTAAGTGTTCAAAGCACCAATGGCAAAGAACTGAGAAAAAACCTGCTGTCCAAAGTTGGCATGAGGTTGGGGAGGAGTTTTGAATGAGTTGGCTCTTTTCGCAGGCGCTGGTGGAGGCATACTCGGCGGCAAACTCCTTGGATGGCGAACCGTCTGTGCAGTCGAATGGGAAGCCTACCCAGCAAGCGTACTGTGCGCCCGACAAAATGACGGCATTCTCCCGCCTTTTCCGATTTGGGATGACGTTCAAACCTTTAATGGAAGACCGTGGAGAGGACTTGTTGACGTTGTTTCGGGAGGATTTCCATGCCAGGACATTAGTGCCGCAGGAAAAGGCGCAGGAATTGATGGAGAACGATCAGGAATGTGGGGAGAAATGGCGAGGATCATTCGTGAAGTACGACCCCGATTTGTGTTTGTGGAAAACTCACCAATGCTCACTTCTAGGGGACTTGGACGAGTTCTTGCAGACTTGGCCGGCATGGGGTTTAATGCGGAATGGGGAGTGTTGGGACATGACCGATTCGGTGGTCAACACAGGAGAGACAGAATTTGGATTATTGGCTACACCGACAAAAGAGCTTTTCAGTCATTGGTCAAGCGCCAAAGCAAAAATCTCTTCAGATGGAAAAAGAAAGAGCGGCGTGAAAGTTGGGTCGATTTTTTGGTGGGACATGACGGAACAACACCTCCGACTTGGAGGGTTAGAGGAAAAGAAAATGATCCCCGACCCATTATGTGGAGAAGTAGTGATGGGATGGCCGATGGGGTGGACAGAATTGCAGCCATTGGAAATGGACAAGTTCCAAGAGTGGCTGCGGCAGCATGGAGTTTATTAAATGAATCATGAACGACTTGTTGCAAACTCCATCCTTGCCCGACTCAAAGACGGCGAAGAATTTAGCCAATCTGTCATCCGAACAGCGCTTAGAGATGCTGGAGACCTTGCGCCAGACCGAGGCCAAGGATTGGATCAGGCGTTACAGGAAGAAGACTCGGGAAGCGGGCAAAGCCGAGGCATTAGCCTGGTGGCAGAAAACCTTATCAGACGTAGTAAAGCGGCGTGGGCAGAAAGCTGCTGATGACTTACGAAAGCGCATGAATGAGGGCGGCAAAAATTGACGCAAATCATGAAGCGGTTGTATTGGCGTTACGGGCGGCTGGCGCTACGGTGCAGTCTTTGGCTGGTGTTGGCAAGGGTGTTCCTGATTTGCTGGTGGGTTATCAAGGCCAAACCCTTTTACTTGAAATTAAAGACGGCTTTAAAAGCCCGTCTAGGCAGCTTTTGACCGAAGACCAGCTAAGGTGGCATGGAAGCTGGAAAGGCGGCACGCTAGCGGTTGTAGACAGTCCTGACGCGGCTTTACGCATACTGGGGGTGCTGAAGTGAGAAGCCTTGAGCAAAACCGCCTTATGTGGGCTAACCTTGAGGACATTGCCCAACAAGTGGTTTGGCATGGTTTAAAGTTGGACAAGCACGAATGGAAAGACGTATTAACGGCGGGACTAAAAAAACAAAAAATTGTGCCAGGCATTGAGGGCGGGTTTGTGGTCATAGGAGCAAGGACAAGCAAAATGAGCATTGCAGAAATGAACGAGCTGATCGAACTGGCGACTATGTTTGGCGCACAGCAAGGTGTTAAGTTTAGAGCGCTTGAGGAATGAAATGTCCAGTGTGCGGCACATGGACGATAGTCAAAGAAACCCGAACAAGCACCGGCAACACGCGCAGGCGGCGGCTGGAATGCGCCAACGAGCACCGATTCACCACATTGGAGACAATAATTGTTTCAAAAACACGAGTACGTCAGATCAAAAAAACTGCTGAAACTGGTGGCGGGGCTTGATTGCCAAGCCTGTGGGTCGGGCAACATGGTGCAAGCGGCGCACACAAACTGGGGCGGCGGTAAGGGTCGGGGCGTAAAGGCTGACGATAATCTAGTGGCTGCCTTGTGCCTTAAATGCCATTACGAAATTGACCAAGGCAAAGACATGAGCAAAGAGGAGCGCCAAGAAATGTGGGAACAGGCACACATTGCCACCGTAAAAAAACTGTACATTCAAGGACTTTGGCCTGTTGACGTACCGATTCCAGCGTTTACAATTGATGTGCAGTTGTCTCCTTAGCAGGGGCATTGACCCTGCTTTTTTTAGGATAACCATGAAAAAAGACGTTGCCGACTTTATTTCTACGCTGTTTCACAGCTCAACGGTGGCGCATTTCATGCACCTGAGCACCGATTCATACGCCGTCCACAAGGCTTTGGGGAAATACTACCCAGCCATTGTCGATCTGGCTGACACCTACGCAGAGGCGTACTCTGGCTGTTACGAAAAGATCAAGGACTTTCCTGAGAACTTTCACAACGCCAAAGACCCGCAAAAGTACCTTGCCAGCATCAAAACATACATTGAAAAGAACCGTGATGCGTTGCCGGACGACACCCAGCTCCAGAATATTGTGGATGAAATTGCCGCATTGGTTGACAGCACAATTTATCTACTGTCATTCAAATGATTAGGATATTCGCTGGCTATGACCCTCGGGAGGCTGTTGGCTACCATGTGTTCTGCCAGAGCCTGATTGAGCGCACCAGCGAGCCGGTCGCCATAACACCTCTGTACGGTACACAGAGGGACGGCACAAACGCATTTACCTATCAGCGGTTTCTTGTACCCTACTTCACCAAGTTCAGCGGCAGGGCAATATTTTTGGACGCAAGCGATATGCTGATGCTGGCAAACATTGACGACCTGAGCAAGCTATTCGACCCAACCAAGGCGGTGCAGGTGGTCAAGCATGAATACCAGACCAAGCACCCAAAGAAATATATCGGTACACCGATGGAAGCGGCGAATCGGGACTACCCTCGAAAGAACTGGTCAAGTTTAATACTTTGGAATTGCGAACACCCAAGAAACAAGGTGCTGACACCGGAATTTGTGGACGACCAGACCGGCGCAGACTTGCATCGTTTCGGTTGGTTGCCTGAAACACTTATCGGTGAGCTACCGAAAGAATGGAACGTGCTGATTGGCGAACAAATAAACAAAAACGCCAAGATTGCCCATTACACGCTGGGTATACCAGAGTTTGACTATTACCAAGACTGTGATTTCAGCAAGCAATGGTTTAACACCAAAAGCCGCATGATGAATGGCCTGATCAAAATGAAAGAAATCGCTGATGCCTAGTCATTTGGCTATTGTGCGCTGGTCGAAAAAACTTGAATACTGGCTGTACAAGGCGGTCTACGACAATTTCCACAAGCATTGCCTTATTGGTGACCAACCATTTTTCAGCAAGAAAACGCTGAGACCCGCCAAAGAGCTGGAGCTGGCGCACCCATTAATTAAATTTGAAGTGCTGAAGATTCTTGAGAGATACGAGGAATTGACACCGTTTCAAGTGATGTCGCCAGATCAAGAAAGCCTGTCAAACGATGACAAGTGGAAATTCTTTTTTCTAAAGTGCGCCAACATCACGTTTAAAAAGAATGCCCAAATGATGCCGCAAACGATGGCAATCATTGATAAATACCCTGAGATCATCAGCGCCTACCTGTCAATCCTTGGGCCACATAAAACCTTAGAAAAGCATTGTGGGCCGTGGTCAGGCATTCTGAGGGCGCATTTGGGGGTGGTAATACCATCACCGGCAGACCCAGCCAAGAAACCGCACATTATTGTTGACGGGTTGAGATATGAATGGAAAGAGGGCGAAGTGGTCTTCTTTGATGACACTTATGAACACGAAGCCCACAACCCGACAGACGAGATCAGGGTGGTGCTGTTCATGGACGTATTAAGGCCAATGTCGTTCCCCTATAACTGGTTGAATCGGTTTATACTTTCGGTAGCAATCCTGTTTCCATACATCTGGATACCGTATTTCAGACACAAAAAATGGGAAAAGCAATTCCACAAAGGTAAAAATGCCTAAAAAAGAGGGTGATTACAAATTGTTAGCCCAAGCAATTAGCCGACAGCCTGGCATTGCGCCTTATGGCATGAGGTATTTGGAGGAGGGACAAACCTTGTCAGATGCCACACCCAAAGGCAAAGGTTACTTTGGCGAAATCCCCGCAAACCGAGGCGGCGCAATGACTGAACTGTCAAGCGCCTACGAACAAGACGGCAAACTAGTGTCACACCCATTGATCGTGCCAACATTGACCAAAGAAGAAATAGATTTGCTTGGTATGGGAATAAAGCCAACGCCAGAGATTTACAAAAAAGCACAAGACTACGCCCAGCAACGCATAGGCGCAGGTCAAAGCCCATTTGCAAGCCCGCAAGAGTTAAGATACCCTGTCCCAACAGAGTAACTAATGCTTTATTATGAATAACGAAACTAAAGTAGTTAAAACTAGAAAGAAGGCCGGTGGTCGGGCTGTGGGTGTGCCTAATAAGGTCACAGCACAAGCTAGAGAGGCCATAGCAATGTTTGTGGATGGTAATGCCCACCGACTCGCGCAGTGGCTTGATGAGGTCGCTATGGGTGTTCCTGAGCATGACATAAAACCTAACCCTGCCAAAGCTTTTGAGCTATTCCAATCGGTGGTTGAATACCATGTACCCAAGCTAGCAAGGACAGAGATCACCGGCAAGGACGAGGGGCCGGTAGAAATGGTGGTGACATGGGGCGGCGTGAAGTAATCCTGCCCTATAGCCCAAGGGCGGCATTTATGCCATTCCATCAGCGCACCGAGCGCTGGTCATGCCTACTCGCCCACCGCAGGGCTGGAAAGACCGTAGCCGCAATCAACGACTTGATCAAACGAGCCATTACCGAAAGCGGTAGGGGCGCACAGTATGCCTATATAGCCCCATTCAGAAGCCAAGCCAAGCGGGTGGCATGGGACTACCTCAAGCATTACGCCGCACCAATCACCAAAACCAGCAATGAATCAGAATTAGCGGTAGAGCTGGTGAACGGCGCAAAGATCATGTTGTTCGGGGCAGACAACGCTGACTCTATGCGGGGCATGGGCTTTAACGGCGTTTACATGGATGAATACGGTGACTTCAGACCAAGCGTTTGGGGAAACATCATCAGACCGTGCTTGAGTGACCGCCTTGGCTGGGCTGTGTTTGGGGGAACGCCAAAAGGAAAAAATCAGTTCCACGACATCTACAAGGTCAGCCAAGTTGTACCAGATTGGTTTTTGCTGCGCCTACCGGCCTCAGTGTCCAAGTTATTGCCTGACACAGAATTGCAAGCGGCTCGGTCGCAGTTAAGCCAAGATCAGTACGATCAGGAATACGAGTGCAGCTTTGATGCCGCCTTGCTGGGAGCGTTCTTTGGTCAGGAAATGCGCCAGGCTGATGCCGAGGGCAGGATTTGTGAGCTACCGTTTGAGCCAGAATCCCCAGTATTTACCGCATGGGACTTAGGTTACCGAGACGACACCGCCATCTGGTGGTATCAGGTGGTTAGGGGCGAGATCAGGGTAATGGACTATTACGCCGTATCAGGCGCAAGCATTGAGGAAATAGCCGATGTGGTCAACGCCAAGGGCTACCGATACACCCGCCATTTCCTGCCGCATGATGCCAGAGCCAAGACCTTAGCAAGCGGCGGCAAGTCCATTGTTGAGCAATTGGCTGCACACCTTGGTGGCATCAGCAAGCTCGCCATCGTGCCTGAGATTGGCATACAGGACGGCATTCAAGCGGTGCGGATGATCCTGCCCATCTGTTATTTCGACTCTAGATGCGATGAGGGATTGGAAGCGTTAAGGCAATATCAGCGTGAATATGATGAAGATAAGAAAACTTTTCGTCAAACTCCGCGCCACGATTGGTGCTCACACCCAGCAGATGCGTTTAGAATGCTTGCAGTAGCCTATCGGCAAGAAGCAAAAGATCAGACACCGCCCAAGGGCAAGACCCTGCAAACCATCACACTTGATGAGCTGTGGGAATACGAGATGCAACATAAAGAGGAGCGAATATGAGTCAGCCTGTAGCAGAAGTAGGTGCATATAAAAACATGACGGCATCAGGTGCAGTCACAACAGGCCCATGCCAGTTGCTTGGGTTTTACGTCAACAACACCACCGCAGGCACAATGGTGTTAACCGATGGCGGCTCAGGTGGCACGGTTGTCTCAGGGACAATTACGCCAGCAATTGGGTTTCACCGATTCCCAGCCAACATTGGGACAAGCCTATATTTCACCGAGGGCAATGTGCTTGATGTGACATTCTTCTTTGCCAGTGGTAACTGATCATGTACGATGAAAAAGGGGCTTATGAGGGCGAAGACCCAGGCCCATATTGGCACGACCAGATTGAGACCGCCATCAAGATATTTGATAAGTGGGAAAAGCGCGGCTTAAAGGTTGTTAAGCGGTATCGGGATGAGCGTGATGCTATTGAGATGCCACGCATGAAGTTCAATATTCTCTGGTCAAACATCCAAGTCCTGTTTCCTGCCCTTTACGGCAGACAAGCCAAGCCCGAGGTTTCACGCCGTTACATGGATCAAGACCCTGTCGGTCGGTTGGCATCCACGATGCTCGAGCGTGTCATGGAGTACGAGACCACCCAATTCGGTGACTTTGACTCGGCAATGTCTGGCGCGGTGCAGGACAGACTGCTGCCTGGTCGCGGTACGGCATGGATTCGCTACGAGCCTGTAATCGTCAATGACCGACCCGATGAGGGAGCGCTGGATGAGACCGAAGAATCACAGGTCTACAACACGGTGGAAGACCCAACAGAGCGCATTGACGCAGCTCACAGCCCTATTGATTACGTCTACTGGTCAGACTTCCTGCATTCACCAGCTCGCACATGGGATGAGGTCTGGTGGGTAGCTCGGGCGGTCTACATGACCAAGGACGAGGGCGTAGAACGTTTTGGTGACGTATTCAAGAACGTCAGCCTAACCAGTACAAACACCGACATGGACGGCAAGAATCCATTGACCGCCAAAATGACCTACGACAAAAAGGCGATGGTCTATGAGATTTGGAACAAGCGCACGGC